AAGGGGCAAAAAATGATGAAAAAAAAGAAAAAATCAAATGGTTTGACCGCAAAACAGAAAAAATTACCAAAAAAACTGCAACAAGCAATTTTAAAATCAAAAAAGAAGAAATAAAATGCCGAAAATGGATGATAATGAATTAGGATCTGTAATAAGGTCTGAAATTCAACAGGCACAAAACTATTTTGAGACAGAATTTGCTGATGCAAGAATGAAGGCCATTGATTATTACCTTGGTGAGCCATTGGGTAATGAAAGAGATGGATTTAGTTCAGTAGTAAGTCATGATTTTGCAGATGTAGTTGAAACATTAATGCCATCATTAATGAGAATATTTACATCATCAGATAAGTTTGTCAGATATGCCCCTAGAACCGCAGAGGATGCCGAGAGAGCCGATCAATTAACTGATTATGTTAATTACATCATAAATCAGGATAACGATGGCTACAGGATCATTCATACGTTTATAAAAGATAGTTTGTTATTTAAGTTAGGTGTAATTAAGTTTGGTTGGGATGAAAGCTATGAGGTCGAAGAGGCTGAGTATAATGACATTACCGATGAAGAGTTAGTAACATTACTGGCAAATCCAGATATTGAGGTTGTATCTCAAAAAGAAAATACACAGACAATTATAGCTGAAGATGGTGAAGAGACCGAAATTACATCTAGTTATAATATGAAAGTGAGAATCAGAAAAAAGTCTGGAAGGGTAAAATTAGAAAACGTACCACCAGAAGAATTTATTTTTAATAAAAATGCAAAAAGTTTAGAGGACTGTTACTTCATATGTCATAGAACACAAATGACTGTATCCGAGTTAGTAAGCATGGGTTACGATCAGGAGTTGGTCGAGCAGTATGCAGGGGATGTATATGGCGGTCAGGAAAGAGAAGAAAAGCAAAGAAGGTTTGAAGACATTGAGGGCGGTACTTATAGAGATCCAGAGGATGACAGCCAGAAGGATGTGATTGTAAACCAGATAACAATGAAAGTTGATTATGATGGTGACGGAATTGCAGAACTTAGACAGATACTTGCTATTGGTGATAGTGGTGACGTAATACTTGAGAATGACGTATGTGACTACATTCCGTTTGCTGTTGTATCTCCAATACTTATGCCTCATCGATTGGTTGGCCGATCTATATTTGATGCAACCGAAGACTTGCAGACAATTAAAACAACATTAATGAGACAATATTTGGATAGTACCTATCACTCAGTATTACCAAGATTGATAGTACAAGAAGGCCAGACAAATCTGGATGACGTACTTGATGGCACAGCAGGTGGTATTATCAGGGTTAGAAATGCAGGAGCTGTACAGCCTCTACAGGCACAGGGTGTAGGTAGAGAAATACAGCCATTGATGCAGTATCTTGATGAAGTAAAAGCCGACAGGACTGGTGTATCAAGACAAACACAGGGTTTAGATCCATCTGTGTTGCAGTCAACTACAGCTTCTGCTGTACAGGCTACAGTAAAGGGGTCTCAACAAAAAGTAGAAAGTTATGCCAGAACAATTGCCGAGACAGGCATGAAAGACTTGTTCAGGGGCATACTTCATCTAATTACAAATTATCAGCAACAGCCAAGAATTGTCAGACTTAGAAATAAGTTTGTACCTGTTGATCCGCAAGAAGGCTCAAGCGGTTTTGATATAATTGTAAATGTAGGGTTAGGAACAGCTAATGATGAACAAAAAGTCTCTATTCTCCAAGGCATTGCAAGTAAGCAAGAAGTTATTCTGCAAACTCTGGGAGTTGATAATCCGATTTGTAACTTGGCTCAATATGCGAATACACTTAGACAAATGGTGGATGTTCTTGGTTTCAAAGATGCCGACCAGTTTTTCAAACCGCCTCAAGTCGTACAAGCAGAAATTGCCCAAAGACAACAAGGACAACAACAACCAAATCCAGAAATCGAAAAAATCCAAGCGGAAATTGAAGCCGAAAAAATCAAACTCGAATCAAAAATAGAACTGGATAGATTAAAGTTACAGGCAGAAATCGAGTTGAAGAAGGAAGAAGCTATGGCTAGACTTGATATAAGAAGACAGGAGATGGCTCTTGAAGCAGAACTCAGAGTTGCAAAAGCAGTCACAGACAGCGATATCTCAACCAACTTACCAAGAAACTAGAAACCATTTTGGTGACATATTAAGTCTATTAGTAGCTTCCCAATTCCATCACCATTGGAAGCTACACCAAGTCAAGAGGGTGTTTAATCCTCCACTATATCATGGACAGTTCAGAATTTGGTATAGTAACTCTCATCCTCTTGGCTTTTGTTGTTGGGCATGGGTAAGTGATAAAATTTTAGATCAGTTGCTGACAGGTCAATATAAGATACAGCCAGATGATTGGAAGTCAGGTAACAATTTATGGTTGGCCGAGTTTGTTGCACCATATGGGCAAACTGGATACATGGTCAGAAACATGAGGCATTTTATTAAAAAAACATATGGCAAAGATATAAAAGGATTTTGGTATAGGTCAGCAAAGAAGAAAGTTGGCTATGCAAAAAGTTAGGAGATACAATGGGTGAAAGTACAGACGATTCAGATTATTCAGATGAAACATTAGAGGCAAAAGAAAGATTTGAAGAATTTGGTATTGGTCAAGGAACAGATCGGTCAAAAGGTTTTTCTGATAATCAAACAAAACAAAATTATATAGATAGGCAAAATGAACTAGCTTCTCAAAATGTAGCTAAAGGCATTACAACAATGTCAAAGCAAGATTTTGCAAGAGAACAAGATTTTTTTGATCAAAATCCTATGAGTAATATGGTGGATGCACCTTTTACAAGTAGAGTTGCTGACATTAATGTCGGTGCAGGAGATATTTTTGGTTTAAAAGATAGTATAGAAAAACAATTAGCATCTGGAGGAAGACCAGTATTTAATCCAGATGGTCAAATTGTCGGTGTAATGGGTTCGATGAGAGATGCTCCTGTTTTTGGTGCATTGCCAAGTGTAATTTCTAATATATTTCCAGATAATCAAGTTTACACAGGATTAGCTGAATTTGATCCTAATAGACAAGAGTTTGATGATGGAGATAATACAACTGGAGAAACTACACCACCTGTCATAAATCAGATGACAGGCAAAAGCCAATGCCCTGACGGATATGTATTTGATACTCAGTTACAGGCCTGTAGGCTGAAGACAAGGACTGATGATCAATTAGGAACACCAAAAGATCCACCAGAAGGCGGTGGGCAAATGTTCGTAAGAAATTATTCATTGCTTAATCAAACACCTATGAATGTTCCGCAGGGGTTTGATTATAATGCTATGAATACAAATTTTATGAATAGGTTTGGCACAAGGCCATCTATATTTAAAAATCCGCCTAACTTATTAGGTTTTACACCATTTGGGAGTTCTTAATGGCAAGAGATGGAAAACTCAGAGAGGAAGTAGAAAAGGGCAAACAGGTTGATGCCCTGACCAAAAATCCAATGTTTAACGAAGTATTTGAAAACTTGGAAGAAGAATTTTTGACCGCATGGAAAATGTCAAAGATGCAAGATAATGAAGAAAGGGAGAGAATTTATTATCTTTATCAATCTTTATTGGCCTTAAAAAATGCATTTGCAAATTTAAGTGCCAATGGAAGGTTGGCACAAAATCAACTGGATGAACTAGTTGGCAGAAAAAATATATATAATTAGGGGTAATTATGGAAAAACAGAATGAAAATTTAGACGTAAAGTCAGCAGTAGATTTACTATTACCATTGGAAGCCGAGGAAAAGGTAACTCCAGAAAGTGGTGTAGCCGAGCCAGAAGAGGCTCAAGTGTCAGAAGCCGAAGAGCAAGAGGAAGCCATTCAGGAAACTGAAGAGGTAGAAACCGATGAAAGTGATGAAGTAGAAGACACAACTTCTCAGGAAGATGAAGTAGAGGAAGTCGAGGAAGAGACCCCAGAACTCTACACTATCAAAGTTGATGGTGAAGAGGAACAGGTAACCTTGGATCAGGCTTTATCTGGTCATATGAGGGAGAAGAAATTTCATCGAGAACTTAACAAACTCAGTAATGAACGTAAGTCGTTTGAGGCTGTAAAAGCTGAAACGGAGCAATTGCAGGGTAGGTATAAGCAAGGGTTGGCGGAACTTGAAAAAAGTTTACAAGTCCAAGAGCCTAATTGGGATGAACTGCGAAAAACCAGAACTCAGGAAGAATTTAATGCAATCTATACTGATTGGTCAATTAGACAGGATCAGAGGAAAAAAGTTCAGGCTGAGATAGACCAAGTCAAGAAACGAGAGCAAGAAGAAAATGTGATCAAGTTTCAACAGCATATGAAAAATGAATTTGATAATATGTTGGACAAAATTCCAGAATGGAAAAATGAAAAGGTCATGGCGGATGAAAGAAAAGAAGTCGTTGCATATGCTAAATCTGCAATGGGTTATACTGATGATGAGATAGCTAATGCTGTTGATCACAGGGCAATTGTCGCATTGAGGAAGGCTATGAAGTACGATAATCTTATGAAGAAAAAACCAAACTTAGTGAAGAAAGTTAAGAAAGCACCAAGGATGGTAAAAGCAGGAACTCCTAAAACTAAAAATGAAATTGTAGCTAATCAAAATAAAAAGGTTAGAGACAGGTTCATAGCAAACAGCAGTATCGATAATGCTGTTGAGTTGCTACTTAATAAAAAATAGCCAATAAGGAGAAATTAAAATGGCACAATTTACCACAGCTAATGCGGTAGGTGAAAGAGAAGATCTCTCCGATATTATTTATCGGCTTGACACTACAGAGACACCTTTTTTCTCTACAGCAAAGAAGACTACTGTAAAATCAACACTAACTGAATGGCAAGTTCAGGAGTTGGCTACAGCAGATCAAAACGCAGTCAATGAGGGTGCAGATGCAAGTTTTGCAACACCAACAGCGACTACAAGATTAACTAACAATACTCAAATCTCAGTCAAAGACTTTCAGATCTCTGGAACATTAGAGGCTGTTGATAAGGCAGGTAGAGACAGAGAAACCGCTTATCAAAAAGTCCTAAAAGGTCTTGAGTTAAGAAGAGATGTTGAGAAGATTGTTACTGATCTTAACGTAGCAAAGTCTGGATCTGATCCAAGAAAATCAGCTACATTTGTAACATTTATTACAAATGGTGATGCTTCACCATCAGACATTTCTTTTGGAACTGGAGATGGAGCAAACAGTTGTGATTTAGTTGGAACTGAAGAAGCACTTACATTAGCCAAGATTGACAATGCTATGCAACAGGCATGGGATGATGGGGGTAACCCAAGAATGTTACTTTGTTCTTCAACAAACAAAGCCAACATCTCAGACTTGTCACAGGCAGGTACAAATCTTGTAACAAACCAAGTTAATACATCAGCAAATACTGCTCCATCATTTATTGGTGCGGTAAGTGTTATGATGAATGACTTTGGTACACTAGATCTTACAATGAGTAGGTTTATGTCAAACGATAAGGTTCATATCATTGATCCTGATCATATTATGATTGGTAATCTTGATGGAAGAAATTTCATTGAGGCGGAGTTAGCCAAAACTGGTGATAGCTTCAAGCACCAAATTATATATGAGTGGACATATATGCCGACAGCACCGAAGGCTCATGCCTCTGTGATCGGACTAAATGGATCATAATTATCATAACTGGGGAGGTTTCGGCCTCCCTTTTATAAGGTTAGTATGAAAAGATTAATTGAAAAAAACCCTTACTCACAAAAAGAAATCTGGATGCATGACAATCCAGATGGGGGTTACACTATTGAAGAAAAACAACATATTAAGTCAGTTCTTGAGGCCAATAAAATCAGGCAAAATGAATTTAGAAAAAACAGTTTGATTGGCAATACTCAGAGGCATTGGCAACAGGTGGCAGAAATACCTTCACTTGTTTACATGGATTTGATGAAAAAGTTTGGTGATCCAAAGAAAGATCCAGATGCCCAGAAAAAATGGAAGAAGTGGCTCAATGATATTGATAACAGATATTTTAGAACAAATGGCGGTAAAGTATGAGTATATCAACTTACAGCGAGTTAAAAACAGCAGTTGCTAATTTTTTAGCTAGAACTGATTTAACCGATCAAATACCAGATTTTATTCAACTTGCAGAAGCTAGACTTTCAAGAGAACTGGAGAGCAGGGATCAGGAAAAAAGAGCCAATGCAACTTTGACTATTGGTGATGAGTATATTGCCCTGCCATCAGATTTAAGGGAAGTTAGAGAAGTCAAATTAAATACTTCACCAAATACAGTTTTGGACTATAAAAGTCCAATTCAGTTAGACAAAGACTTTCCATCTGCATCAACAGGTAAACCATTATCATACTCCATTGTTGGTGCTGAGATGAAACTTAGGCCTATACCAGACAGCACATATACAGCAGAAATTATTTACATTGGCGGTTTGTCTGCCCTGTCAGATACAAACACAGTCAATCAATTATTAACAAGGCATCCAGATGCATATTTGTCAGGTGCTTTAGTTGAGGCTTACACCTACTTAATGG